AGACGCCAAATGTTAAGCATCTGCTGGTCAAGGTCTTTACCAGAAGTTTTGCTGGTAAGAATATTCATCATTGAAAATGACTCATCAATTGCAGCTAGTCCCTCTTTCTTTTCATAGTGAGAGGTACGATCAGTAGAAAGGTGTTGATGAGTTTTATAATCATATGCACCGCGACGCCACTCATTAGTGAAAGCATAAACCTCAAAAGGAATAGCAACTTTTTTACAGAACCAAATCAAATTGTACAGTTGCTTGAGGGTGTCTTCAAGAACATATTGCATGGATCCAGACCAGTCCAGAACAAACACCAGACCGTGGTTCTTGCCGTCAGCAAGGGTGGTGACCTTCTTGAAGAGATCTTCGTTGTACTTGTAGGTGTGGAGTTTAGTGCAGTCCAGAACACCAGTACGAGCAGTGGTAGCACGAGCATATGAGTCTGCTGCCTTCTTACACTCAAACTCTTTGACCAGATAGTTTACTTCTTTCTGGGCTGACTTCTTAAATTTAAGATATTGGGAATCCACATTATTGAAAATGCTTTCCAAAGGAATCCCATACTCGGTAAAAGACTCATCTTGTTTTTGTTGTTGAATAGAGTAATACTGGTTCAACAACTCATGAATTTCCTCATTCTTACCAATGACAGTTTCGAGATTGAGTTTAGGAAGTTCCACATAAACATTCTCAATTCCAGACATGTCAACAAGGTCTCGAATTTTGTCTTGCAGAATATCGTCCGTTGTAACCTCTGGTTCATCAGTAGTAGAACCAGAGGTTTCATGACCACCGTTATCTCCCTTATCCGAAGATTCTGGTTTGGATTCTTCAGATTCTACAGAGTTATCAGAGTTTTCAGTTTCTTCTTTCTCCGCTCCCTGATTACATCCACCCTGTTGTTGGGGCGGCATTTCAATATCATCCAGTTTTTCTTTCTTATTCTCTTTGCAGAGTTTGTATAATTCTTCTGCTGCAATCAAGACATCAGCAAACGTTTCAGTTTTACCAATCATCTCAACGATATCCTTTTCGCTCTCCTCAAAAGGGACGTTGACAAAACTGCCGATCTTATAATAAAGATTCACCCTGTCAGCAAGATTCATCAAAGAAACATCTTCACCATCAAGAGAAAAGAAATCTTCATCAGACAGTTCTCTGTATCCGTTGAAAAAAGTTTTAGCAATTCCTGGATAACGACGCTTCATCATTTTCTCAATACGAGCATCCTCAACAACGTTCACAAATTGCTTTGGTACTTTACAATTTTCACTCCAGTCTTCATCTGGGGTATAGAGAGCATGTCCAACTTCATGACCCACCAGCATGTCATACACAGAATTAGATGCACGTTCCCACATGGGCAGAGTCAGGACACGAGTATGAACATTGAAACATGCAGTCTCAACTTTCTTGTGCTCCACCACCAGGTCTTCGGTAGCAAGAAGCTTGGCGAGTTGGGATTTAATTTCGTGACGAACAGACATGGGACTTCTCTTGTATGTACCCATAATAAAACGAAAGGTCGCCATTCTGACGACCCTTGTAACGCTTCTTAAATTGTCTTAACCGTTGTTTTGCTTGGCGGAGTGCTTGTGGTTTGAGTCTCCGCTTTTGTTCCTTCTTGGAGTGGTGTTGCCAGTTCGGGATAGAGTTGCTCAATGTCCTTGCTGCAAAGTTTCCTTATATTATCTAGCAGTTTGGGAGTCCTTGTCAACTTATTTGACTCGTCATAGGGCAGTTTCTTGTATGGCACATCATGGGACTTGAAAGGAACTCCAAGTATTTCAGAAACCCATTGAGAGAAGTCTTCACCAAAACCAGATTCAAATTTCCAAACATGAGTCTTATCACTTAAGAAATCAAGTTGAGATCGATACCAATTTACTGCTTCTGTAAGAGGAAAGTTTTCAAGCATTTGGAAAAAATAAAGTTCATCCTCCATCAATTCCTGAATATCTTCTCCATACATTCTTTTCAGAAAACTAGAAGCACCGAAAAATCTATCGATTGGATTTCTAATGATTGCAATATGAGGTATTCCTTCTACGTCCAAATACTTTTCATAAAGTTCCCTATGAAAATGGAGAACCTCAATTCCCTCAATACTACCATTGGCATCGTGCTCTAACTTAAATCCATTCTCATTCAAGTTAGATTGAAAAAACCTTCCAGCAGTTCTGGGAATATGGACAAATAAAAATCTTGTCCCAGTATCTTTGTGTTTATATACTGGCATCAACCAACCATCCTACTAAAACCTTTCACTTTTTCAAACTTGATCACATTTTCAAACTTATCTTCCATTCCTGTCTTGTGAGAGATAACAAAAATATTTGCATCCTTCACAACATAGCGAATGATTTTAAGGAACTCATCTGTTCCTTGACTATCAAGAGAACTATCAAATACCTCATCTAGAATCATGAGGTTAGTTGATACAGAGTTTTTAAACTTAGCTACCTCTCTCCAAGTAAAAAGAAGGGCAAGGTCAATCCTTTGCTTTTCTCCTTCACTAAAAGAACTGTAGGAAAAATCTTCATGGATTGGTGATTGGACGGTTTCATTAAATTCTTCATCAAGAGTAAAGTTAATGTAAAAATCCATCATCTGAAGATAACGGTTTACTTGCTGATTGATCAGCGGTAAGTATTTCTTGATGATTTTAGTTTTAACTCCACCGTCCTTTAACAGACCGTAAGTAAAATCGTAGTATTTAATTTTGTCTTTTTGTTCTACTAATTCATCATAGGTTTTTTGGAGACCTTCCTTGAAAGTTTCTAACTTGTCATGTTCAGTATTTCGATTCTCAAGTTGTTTGGTAAGTGTTTGAATTTCACTTTCCAAATCTCGGATTTGTCTATTAAATCCAGAGATCCTAGTATTGTTTTGAGAAATGCCATTCGTTAGTTTTGTAATCTCCTTGGAAAGAGCAATGAATTGACGCTCTCGCTCTTCTTCCTCTTTAATTGCCTCTTCTAGTTCTTTATAACCAGATTGCAACTCCTTTGCTTTATTTTGAGCGTCTGTAATTCTATTTATTCTGAAGGTCTCTTCAATGGATTGTGTGCAAGTAGGGCATACCGTATTCTCCGTAAAGAACTTATGCTCTTTCGTAATCGTAGATACTTTCTGGGAGATCTTTCCTTTAAGGTTTCCTAACTTACGAAGTTTCTCCGTAGCTCCAGTGACATACTCTTGATCTTTAGTATACTTGAAAACATCTTCTTCCAACAGAGAATTCTTCTCCATATAATCACCAATTTCTTTATCCAAGTTGGCAATCTTTTCTTTGTTGGCATTTATATTGGCATTTCCACTACTCTCTAATTGTTCGATAAAGTTTTTCTGCATATCAACTTTATCCTTGAGAGTTTCTTTCTTCAAGTCAAGAACTTTGATATCTTCTTTAGACTGACGAATCTTTTCTTTGACAATGGTATTCATAGAGGAAAAGATTTTGATATCAAGCAAATCTTCAATAACCTCTCTACGGTTAGCAGCAGAAAGTTGCATAAAGGGAACAAAAGTGCTACTACCCAGAATTACAATTTGGGTAAAGGACTTATAATTCATCTTCAGAACATTTTGCTCCAACCACTTCTGTTGATCCAGAGCTGCTGCAGACTGATCTAGTGCTGTTCCATTTCTAAAAATTTCAAAGATGTTTGGTTTAATACCACGACAAACTTTCCATTCAGTAGATCCAATAGAAAACTCAACTTCAACCCTACAGTCTTTCTCATTCGTAGAGTTTGGAAGTTGTGGTTTATTGATCTTACGAAAAGGTTTTCCAAACAGAGCAAAAGTAAGAGCATCAAGAACAGTACTCTTACCAGCACCATTTGTACCAACAATCAAAGTTGTAGAACTTTTTTGAAAGTTAACTTCGGAATATTGGTTACCAGTTGAAAGAAAATTTTTCCAACGAATCTTTTCAAATAAAATCATGAGTTTCGGTTTTGGGCGGTATTACAATGTCATTTGGAGTAATAATGGTATATTCATACCCGTGAGATTCGCAAATATGAATCATCATATCATCATCAACTTCTATGATGTGCATTTCTGGGTATCCCCCATCTTCCTCCAACATCATAGCATATCTTGTCGCATCATCCTCATCTTCAAAGAGATACAATACTTGTTCACCTTCTTCATTTTGAACTGAATATGCTCCGTCATCCTCCTTTCCAAGTATTGTTAAAATAAACATTAGACCATCTCACATGCTTCCTGATAGACTTCTTGAACGATTCTCTGAATTAAGGACTTTTCAAGTTCAACTTCAGACTCTTCAATATATCTATTCAGTATGGAAAGCGTGTCTTCTGATTCAAATGCTTCAAAATCTTCACTCTCTTGGAATTGAAAATTTTCAACAACTTTTAATTCATGAACATTGGAACTATACAGTTTATCAATGAATTTTTCAAACTTTTTAGAATCACTTTTTTTACGAACAATAACCTTTACAATTTTGTTCTCATATTCTCTTGTATCAAAAGTTTGGTAATCATTATCTTCATAATAAATGTTATAAAACATTCTGTATGGATTATTGATAGAAACTTTTTCTAAAGTATCCGTATCAAAAATTGTGAATCCACGAGGGTCATTCACATCATTCCAAAACATCTCATAGGGGTTACCTAGATAGAAGATTTTGCCGTTGTCCGATCGAGTGTGATAGTGTCCCGAGAAGACATGGGAGAACTTCTCAAATAGTTCGCAGTCCATACCGTCTTCCATGACGTGCCCGCGATGAGCTCTGAATCCGTTGAGTTCAAGGTGCCCCATCGCACATATGCTACGTGAAGTTTTAATAGATGAGACAGTACTTTCAAAATTTTCATTATTGATCCAAGGAATAAAAAGTGTATTTAAGTTGCCAAGTTTAACTTCTGTTGCAGAAGAATAAACTATGACATTATCATACTCACGAAGTAATAGATCGACGGCATTTACTTCGTTAGTGTTTTTATAATATGCGGTATGATTGCCAACAATAGTATGAACAGTTACTCCCATATTACGGAGTCTGTCATAGTAATTATTTTTTGCCCAAGACAGTGCAGAAAAATCAATACCCTTACGACTATCAAAAGTATCTCCCATGTCAATGACAGTGGTGATACCTTCCTTCTCTAGCATAGGAAAGAAGATATCATTATAGAACTTTAAAAAATAATCGTGGAAGTGTTTTGAGTTTTTTCTTGCCCCAAAGTGTTGGTCAGTAATGATGGCAACTTTCATTAATTAGTAACGCAGTTTGCTATGGACAGCATCTTTGATACTATTATAGTCGCTGTAGTTCGATCCGTCAATGGTGTTGTTGTCATCGAAAACTTCACTGTAACCAGACTTTTCAAGAATTTTATTTTTGATTTCTAACTGACGCTTCTCTCTTTGGATTCTGCGGAGGAATGCGTAGTGAATGATTTGAGTGAAGTATGCAAAAGGATTCTGTGACTTCTCTGGATTGAAATTGTGAATGTACTGAACACAATTCTCAATGCCATCAGAGATCATATCTTCCTTGAACATGTAGTTCACGAAGTTTGGTTTGAATGAAAGGTGATTAGCAATCTTCAGAAAACACTCACCAACGTAACGAGGAATAACTGGTTTGGGTTTACCTTGAATCTTTGCAATCTCAACATCTTCTCTGTACTTGATTAGAGCAGCAAGAAACTCTTTGTTGTTTACGTAGTGCTCTGACCTCTTTCTTCTGGTCATAACTGCCGTCGATATCATAAATTCTTATCATAACTATGTAGATATTATAACATTTCAACTAATACTTGACAAGGTATCAATATCTTTGTAGAATAACTCTGTCAGGGTTGATAAGGAAGCTTTAGCTACTTTTATAAATCTTCTCTAGTATCTCCTTTGCATCATTGACTGTTGAGATAAAACCCATCTTTCTACTCAACTTTGGTTGACCAGTTTTATCTGCATTCGAATCTCTGACAAATGATTGATACATCTGAATCATTTCAACATCAGATGATTCTGACATTGTTAAGACATCAGACATATTTAAGATAAACATATCATCTTTGGTTGTTTTTAACCAGGGTTCTAGTTTATATCCAACCACACCAATTCTTGATTTAATTTCATTGACAATAATTGGATTAGTTACTATCAGTAAAGTTCTATCTTCTTCTTCAGATGCTGCTACTTTGGCGAATATTTCTTCACCAGACTTAAGTTTAACTGTAGCGTAAAAGTCGTCTTCAATTCCCATGTTTCCCTAGTTGTATGGTGATTATTTCATAATTAAATTTTTCTTCATTGTAGATTTTAATTCTCTCAATAAGGTGATTTAGTGTGTAGTTTCGTTTTGATTTGATTGTACAATCATCAGAGATGTCGTAGAGAACTGCTTTAGTTTTATTTTTTCCTTTTCGAAGTACTCTTCCAATTGATTGTAAATTTCTAACTCTTGATTTACTGGGTGAAGCAAAGATAACGTTATGGAGGTTTTTAATATTAATGCCTGTAGAAAAAGTTCCATACGAGGCAACAATAATAGCGTTGTTTTCTCTTTCTGTGATTTCCCTAACTAATTCTCTTTCTTCAGCATCAACTCCGCCATGAACAAAAAATACTTTACGATCATCTCGCTTGTTAGTATTTATCTTTTCGTATAAGACTGCCCCATGAGCCTCAACTCTACTAAAGAGAACAAGTGTGTTACCTTTAAGATCTAAAGTAAGATTGGTAATAAATTTGTTTCTTTGTTCATGAGAAATAAGGTATTGTATTTCATCCTCATACGTGTTAAAATTTTGTGGAGAATGTTTGAGAACAAGACACTGAATATCCAATTGAGATAGATGTCCTTGTTTCATTAATTCTTCTGTTCTGGTTACTTTATAAGATGGTCCAAATAATCCCTCCAGAACCCACTTGTGTGTTTGTGTACCATCTAAAGTTCCAGTAAATCCAAATCTATATTTTGCATGGTGCAATTTTGTCATTATAGATATTAAAGACTTACTTTTAAAAAGGTGTGCTTCATCACCAATCACAACATTATAGTCTTCGAAGAAAGATCTTTCTAACTTATAAACAGACTGCCAAGTTGTAATTGTAACTGGAGCACTATTATCCTTCTCCCTACCAGAATAGATGCGGTGGCAATATGAATCAGCATCCCAACCATAATCAAGAAAATCCTTATACATCTGCTCTACAAGAGATGTCGTTGGAACGACTAAGAGTATTTTTTGCCCTTTGTCAACGTAATATCTTACAAGGGAGTAAATCATCAGAGATTTGCCGCTGGCAGTGGGGCTTATCAATAGTTTTCTATTGTGCTTTAGAGCACCGTATACTCCCTCAACTTGATATTTCCTTGGTGAGTGAGAGCAAATAGAATTCATATAATCTTTGACACCTTCATATGAGATGTGTTCATTTTCCTCATATGGAGTTCCATAAAATTTATTGTCTTCAAACTTGTAAGTGTATCCGTACTGCTCACAAAAATTGACAATCTTATCTAACAGACCAACATAGATCTGTTTAGAACGCATGTCATACAAATGAATCTCCCCATTCCAATTCCTTCCACGGTACTGGGGCATAAACTTTGCATTAGGAACCTCAAACTTGAAATGGTCTCTCAACTCATATTCAATGTGAGGTTCCGTATTGATTTTTAAAAATACTTCGTTAGATTTTGATATAACAAGATTTGCTGTTGTATCAATCACGTAGATCCATTCATCTATGGGTATTTATTACCCCAGTCCAGAATTGAATCTCATGAATTCAATTGCATTCTTGATTTGATATGTGCGATTAGTAATCTGCTTTAGAATACTTTCAATATAAACAAGCATAGTATCATAATAATCAATCTTTAAGCAGACAGTAGAAAGTTTTTCGTCTGCATCAAGATACTTTTGCATTGTGTCTTTATCACGAATCTTTTTGGGGAATGGATTCTCTACATAAACATCAGGATCTGCTTTCCCACTAAAGTACTCATAGCGTTCGTGGCGAATATTTTTTCTCTGTTGCTCTGCTTTCTTTCTCATTAGAAAGATTGTATTATATAATTCAAAATACTTCGCATGAAGAGAAGGAATATTTATTGATTCTGTATGGAGGTTATCCATATCAATTTTTGCATCCTTTTCCCACATCTCTTGAAGTTTATCAAGATCAATCATAGGGAGTTATTTTTTAAATCAGTAAGTGTGTAACTAGTATACTTGAATTCTGCGTTTGCTGTAAAGTACTGAATATCTGTATCTGTAGCATCAAAGGTTAGTGTTGTTAATGAAATTGGAAACAGATCTTTAAAATTAACATTAAATTTTGGAACCAAATTGCTGCTTAATATTTGAAGGGTTCCATCAGAATATATGTTTTGTCTGTCTTTTGTATATGGACCTTTTACTATTCCTTCTGCTTCAAGGTCTCTAAATTCTTGAACCGATTCGGGATATCCTAATCCACGAATCCAGTTTTGAATTTCCATAAAATTTTCAAGATTTTCATCAACAAGAAATCTTAAACTCAAATCTCCAAAGTCTATTTTATCTCCAGGAGTTGGAATATCACGGAGATAGTTTGGTTGTATTGCTACTCCAAGATTCAGATCTGGAATATTTGCTTCATTACAAAAGAATGCAACTTTCGGACTTCTCTTCAGGTTAAATTTAAATCCTGTTGGAGCGAGAAAAT